TTCTTCAATAGCACCGTTCTTGTCGAATTCAGCTAAGATAGCGTCAAATTCAGCTAAGTTAACAGCTGGAGGAGAAACAGTATCAATACCTGAAGCTTGGTTACCACGAGCTTTTAAAGCAGCGAACAAACCTTCAGTACCTTTGATTAACGCACCGTTACCTTGATAATCAGCAATGTTAGCTACAGCTTTCTCAGACTCAATCATCGACATTTCTAAGTAGTCAGCAAAACGAGTACGAGTATCACCTTCAGCTTTCAAGTACCATAGGTAACCTGATTGTCCATCTTCTCCAGACACTTCAACCCAACCGATAGCAGATGCATCAGATCCTGATACTTCAAACTTGTCTTTTAGGATAATTGGTTGGTTAGATAAACTCTTGAACTGAGGCTCGTTAGAAGCGTTACGTCCTACTTCACCTTTAACGAATTCAGAACCGAAAACGAATAAAGATACAGCAGCACCACCAACGTTAATACCAGCAGCAGTTAAGTTTGCAGCACCATAAGTCTCTACTTCAATAGTAGCAGCACCTGCAGTAACAACGTCAACATAAGCAGTTGCAGTAGTGTTACCATCAGAGATTAACACCATGTCACCTTGTCTAATACCGTGAGTCGTTGCACCTACAGCTGCACCGTCAATATCAGTAGTTAAAGTAATCACGTCGTTACCACCAACAACAGCAGCAGTACCATTGTAAGATAAATGTAATCTACCTTGTTCAGACCAGATAACCTGATCAGAAGTCATAGATTCTTCAGCACCTACTTGAGATAAGAATCCACCGATAGTTCTGTTTCCAAAAATTTCAGCTTCTTTTTCAATTAGGTCTGGTAAATATTGTTGAGCCCAGTTATTTGCACCCGCAGTTGCGAAGTCAAGATATGCACTGGCCAACGTCACTTTTTGAGCAGCCGGAGTAAAACTACCAGCTGGGACACCTTGTATTGGCATAATAAATTGTTTTAAAAGTTATGAAAGGAAACTATTTCCTCCCTTTTTTTCCTCTAAATTTAAAAGTCGCAGTATCGTCACCTAGCACTTTGAACTTAAGTCCTCCAGCCTCTATAGTATTGTGTCCTTGTCTTGGAGACATATCCACATTCTTGGCCTTCGCAACACTCTCCTTGAGAGCATCGGCTTTACCTTGTTCATAGAAGTGTTTAGCGACAGCATCAGCATTCATAGCTGTATATAGAGATTTGTGATAACCCTTAGCGTCTGACATTGCACCATCTTTGTCCAAAAACTTTTGAACAAAATTGTTAATGTCGCTTTGAGTGTTTTTAACCTCATCAGCGTTTTTTACGTTAAATCTAAATTTCTTTTCACCAACTTCGTATTCAAAACCTTTGAAATCGTTAGTAAAAACATTATCTGTTTTTTTCAGAAACTTTTCCTTCAACATTTCTTGCTTTTTAGCATTATGCTCCGACTCTTCGTTATATCGGTTGAAAAATTCAACAGCTTTCTGCGCTTCGTCTGGAAGTTTAGATCCGCTTTTGATTTCTTCGTAATACTTAGACTTTTGCCCGTCTAAATAGGCTTTAGCCTCCGCAACTTGCTCTTTTAAGGCTATTTTCTTCTTTCTTATAAGGTTTTCATCGTCTACATCTTCTTCGTATTTGAATTGATCTTCTAATAAAAACTCTATCTCATCGCCACTTAAATGTGGCTTTGTTGTTTTATAATATTCTTTTAAAGCTGTTAAGTTATCCATTTCGCTGTAGTCTTTGTTTAGATTAACATAATCGTTAACGCTTCCTCCAGTTTCATTCATAAAATCAACAAGCTTTTGCAAGTTCTCAGGAACTTGACTGCCAGCTTCTTCAGCTTCTTTTAAAGCCTCGCCAATCTCTTCTACTTCTGTAGACTCTGCAACGGGTTCTTCAGCTTGAACGGCCTCGTCCCCTTGTGGTATTTCTTCAACCACTTCTTGTACAACTTCGGCTTGTTCATCTGTAGCCACGTCTGTTGTTCCTTGCTCTGTATTGGCATCTTCATTTTGTGTTAAAGGTTTACTCAAGTCTACTTTGATTACATCCGGATCGTCTGCAGACTCAAATTTACTTAAATCTATTTCTTGTTCCACTTTACTTTCAACTTGAGGCTGCTCGTCCACGGACTTTACTTCCTCGATATTTTCGTTTTCTTCCATAATAAAATAATATATAAATTAGTGTTATAACTTCACTCCACCAAGTATATCATTACCTGATGACTCAAAGTTTTTAGGTGGAGCGTTATTTGCTCTTTGATTTATTAGCTCTGATTGTTGAGTGGCCTGCATTTTAGATCGCTTGTCTTTTCTGTCTTCTTTCTCTTTATCCGACATCGATCCACCCTCCATTTCTTTCATCTTCATCTGCAGCTCAAACTCATGATCCATAAGCTTCTTTTTAACTTCAGCTTCTTTTTCAAGTATCATGTTTTGCATTTCTGTTTTAGCTTGTTCTAACTGTATCTCAGCTTGAATTAAGTCTTGCTTCTTCTTGACTTCAGCTTCGGCTGCAACTTGCTGCGACTTAGCGTTAGCGTCTGCTTGAGCTTTTATATTCTCTTGCTGCATCTGTTGCTCTCTTTCTAGCTTTTTAGTTCTTCTAACTTTAAGCAGTTGATTTGCTAACTTTATATTTTTAATCTCTCTTAGATCTATAGCGTCGTTTAAGTCGATTAACTCTTTAGATAATGCTATCTGTATGTTATTCTCTAACATTTGTTTTTGCTCATCATCTGGAGCTAAATCAATAAATATTCCAAAGTCATACAAGTGTAAAGAACTCATTTCCTCAAGTGTAGCAACGTTATGTGCTCCAATAGCGTGTATAAACGCTTCCTTTGTGGGCGAATACTCTATTATGTCAGATATTCTTAGCGAAAGCAACTCAGCTGTTTCGGCTGTTAAGTATAGTCCAGCTTCTAATATGTGTTTTGTAGCGGTGTTAGAATTGGCTGCCGCTAGCTTTTGTATACCAACTAGAGAGTTAGCGTCAGGTGTACTAGCGTCTCTAGCTTCATTTAACCCGGTTACATCTCTTATCATTTGTAGATAATAGTTGTAAGTGTTTATTAAGCTTTGAAGCTTTTGACCTCCACCTGAGCTGTTTATTTCTTGAATAGGTATTTTTCCAGGGTTTTGATCTCCATCACCAGTAAAAGATCTACCAATAACAGAACCCGTTTGAAAGAACATGTTTAAAGCTTCTTGCGGATTATAGTTCGTTCCGTTACCTAAGTCTATTTCAGCTAAACCATCAGCGTCAAGGTAAATACCATCAGGTATCATACGTGACATTACTTGCTGCAGTTTTAAGTGGGTTAACTGTATCATGTCAGCGAAGCCAGTAATACGACTAACCAAAGACTCTATCTTTCCATTATACATTCTTGGGGCCACAACAGCATAATTCATCTTAACTTTAGTAAAGTCACTCTTGGGCCTCATCATATTTTTAGCCTTCTCCCACTTTAATAGTTTTTCTGTACCAACAACCATAGCGCCTTCAAACAGGCACTCTATTTGCCTCTGTATCCTGTTATAGTTTCCTTCTTTATCTATAGGAGGATTAAAAGAGTCGTCTTTTTCTATAACCTTCTCCCCACCGCTTCCAACTTGCTTTAGCTTGTAGGTTTCGTTAGTGTAAGTCTTGTAATTAAAGTACATTATCTGCACTTTATTTATATCTTTATCTATTTGTTGATAGTTTCTGCCTTTATTATAAAAAGCTGCCTTAGATTGAAACTCTTTTAAATCTTCTTGGGTTAAGTGTGGAAACTCTTTGACAAGCTCGTTTATAGGTATTGTTTTAACTTCACCAATATAGTACAAGTCGTCAAAATACGGCGAGTCAGTGTGAGAGTAAACTAAGTTAGCAGGGTCTACATATTCAACCTTAACCCCTTCAGACGTGTTAAAGCTAGTTTTTACGCATCCCATGCCTAATACAGCTAAATCGTAGAAAAATCTTTTTTTAGTTAATTCGTAATTACTTCCTTCTAGTAAAACGTTTAAAGCTTGCTCTTCAGCTATTTCCACAGCTTGTTTGTAGTTTAGCTGCATGTGTAACGCTAACTCTTCTTCTGAGTCGGGAAGTTTTTCTTTTTCATTTTCGTACAGATCCATGTTAAACAGTTCTGAAGCCGTATCGTTAAACTCTTTGTTGTTTAAATCTCTAAGCACACTTTCCATATACTCAGTTCTTTTCGAAACTCCGTATGGATCTTGAGAATAAGCTTTTATATCGTAAGTCCTGTTTGCCATACCGTTAACAAGTATGTCTACAAACTTAGGTATTATAGGAACAGGCTTCCAGTCTAAGTTTAAATAAGATAAGTCACCATTAATAGATAATTCATCTTTGTATTTTTGTATTGATTGCTCTCCTCTAGCGTACAACCTCAAGTTGTGAAAGTTGTTTTGGTAAGACGAAAACTTATTGTTAGTCGATTTATCAAACCATTCTGATTGTATAGCTTTACCTACTTTTAAACCGTAATCGTAACTACACTTTTCTACGTCGCTTACGACTTGACTTGGAAAATTCTTATGTACTGACTCAGCCATATATTATTTATTAATTATTTTTGATGAAAATCCTTTGTTATCGTATCTTGATATATTTAAACTTAATTTTGGTCTAATTTTTCCTGAAGTAGGAGTATATAAATGCCTGTTACAAGCCATTATGGCTAGCCCAGAGCTTATAGCAGCGTCAAATTTAGTTCGCTTGTTTATATCAAACTTAGCCCAGTCGTTAAGCGTTTCGTTAAAGTAAACGTCACCGTAATTGCCATTACCTAAATGCCCAACGTGATCGTTGATGTACATTTCAATAGCAGCAGCGTGAGCTTGCTTTATATCTTCGCTAGAGTTTGGTATGCCACCTATTTCTTTTTCAGTGACAGATAGCTTGTTCCAAATCTTATCCGGTCTGTTCATGCTAAAACCTCTATATCCTCTTCTTCTTAAATAATACAATAATCTTGGTTTGTTGTTTTCCGCCAGTAATGGCATACCGTAAAATACTAACGCCATTAAAACATCTTCAAAAAATATTTCAGCGGTTTGTGGTCTTGATAAATATTCTAAAAAAAACGAGTTTGGAGGCGCGTCTTCCATACTAAACTTTGTTAGTCCATGAAGAGATCCGTTGGATCCTCTACCATCAACAGTACCGCTAATATCATAACTATCGCAGCCAAAAGCGCCCATATGCTCATTTCCAGGGTATTTTATTCCGTTCTTAACTATTATTCTATTCTGAAGGTTTAACGGTGGAACCCAACTAATCTTGAATCTACCGTTAGGATCTGGATTAAAAACAACGCTAGTGTCTTTAACTCCACCAACCCACTGAAAATTTCCGGTGTTAACAACCGAAGAATTTCTTATTCCTTCATTATAATCTATTTGCTCGTATATCTTAACTAAGTTAAACAAGCTGTTTTTTGTCTCATCTCTAAACGCATGCTCTTCTGTTCTTGGAAACTGGCGGTAAAATTCGTTTAAAGCATCTTGATCACTTTTTAAACCTTCTACTTCGTTGTCCCAATGATCTACAACGCCTACGTCAATTAATTCACCGTCTGGTCCACGAACATCTCCTCCTGGAGTAGTGAAGACAGGTCGTCCATATTCGTCAATAAATCCTTCAAAGTTCCACTCCATTGGAATAAACAAAGCATATAAACCAGATTTTGTTTGACCATTCTTATTTCTTTGCGTTACATCACTATCGTTATATAACTTTTTAAAATTATCACCACCCTTATCTAAAGCGTTTGACGTTGATCCCATCATACACTTTCCAATAATCCTACTACCTAATCTAAGACATGTTTTAGTAACTCGCCAGTTATTAAGTATGTTATCAGGCCTTTCCCACTTACCACTTTCATCGTGAACTAATAAAGAAAGCTTTTCACCATCATAACTATTGTCTCCAGTATTCTTCCAGTCAATAGTCGTATCTAAACCTTTTATCTCTTCTAGCTTTTCGTTTACCTCTATTTTCTTACGAGTAAACTTACTCGCTGGAACTCGATATGCTAGCTCAGATTTAGGTCTATCCATACCATCTTGTATTGGCTTGAAGAAGAAGGGATAGTTTATTGATATAGGCACAACCTTATCAGTAAACATCTTCTTGGCATCAGCACCACTTTTAGATAGTATACCATATCTAGAGTCACTCGATATAGTAGCTAAGTTAACCGTTTCAGCAGAGCTCATAAAAGAAAAACCAGAACGTCTATTTTTTAAATAACACATACCGTAACATCTTTTGTCAGCTTTGCAAGCTTCCCAAAATATAAAAAATAATCTATTTGCTTCACGAAAATCAGGAGCACCAACGTCTATCTTAGACCATTGCAAGTACATATAGTGTGTTCCTGTTATGTAGGTAGGTGTATTATCATTACTAAACCAAAAGCCTTCTTCACGCCTTTTAAACTCTTCATCTATGTAGTCGTACCACTGGTCTTTTTGTTCTTCAGGGTAAGCTTTCCAGTCAAATATGGTTTTAACTTTTTTTAATAAATCCGGTTTGTCTAGTTGTTTCCACTTATGATCGTCGTTTTTATATACACTGTTTGGAGTTTTAGGTAAAGCTATTTTAAGCCCTTGTATGTCGTATATATCACCTATTTGACCAGTTCTAGATATGACAACTATATCGTGGTCTTTGTTATGACCATAAGCCCACTTCTTAGTTCTGTTTAACCTTTTTAAAGTGTTATCTTTTACAGGCGTAATTATTTTATATAGCTCTTGCTCGTAACTCATTTAGATCTTCCTTCAGCAAAACCTTTAAACACTCTTTCTTTCTTTTCTTCAGGTTCTTTTCCGTTTAGTAAGTTTTCTTCTTCCTGAATACGATTAAGTATTTCAAAAGCATCAAATATAGCTAGCTTTTTAGTAGCAGCGGCGT